CTGCTGGTCTCCGCGGGCGGCCTTGGGCATCGCCTGGCCGTTGGCGTCGTACTGCGTGTCATCGCGGTGGTCTGCAGCTGCCGGCCCCAGCGCCTTTGCACCGTAGGCGCGGGCCAGGATGGCGGCGTAGGTCGCCATGGCGGAAGGATCCATGGCCCACGGAGTGCGAAGGCAGTAGGCGAGGAAGTAGGGCAGCTTCATAGTGCGTCCTTCAGGGCAAGTTCGGCCAGAGCGGCCGTGTAGTTCTCTTCGGTGTCGCCGCGCATGGTCTTCGCCATCCAGTCAGCGGCCTGCTCGGGTGTGATTGCCAGCGCATCGGCCAGCACCTCAGCCGACACAAGCTGCCCAGCAGCCAGCCGACGCGCCATGCGCTGGGCGTTGCCGGTGACGACCTGGCGCCAGCGTCCGCCAATCGCAGCGCCGGCGGCTGCCACGTTCTGCGCGCGGCTGGCGTTGCCGCCTTGCCCGCCCTGCTGCTGGCCGCCGGGCTGGGCCGCAATTCGGTCGCCGGTCTCGTCGGCGCGCACCATGTTCACCGGCCGCATGGTGTGGTTCAGCCACGGCAGAGGCTGATCGCCTTCACGCTCGCGCACCTCGTTGGGCGTCATGCTGCCCCACTGCGACCGGCTGGCGTAGTAGGCGGCACGGGCCTGGGCATCGCCGCGCATCATCCGGTCCATGTCGAACTCGGGTTCCAGCAGGTCATCTGCGCCGGGAAGGCCCTGGCCCAGCAGGTTGTACTCGATGCTCGCTTCCCACAGCTCGGCGAACGGCAGCATCGTGTCCGTCCAGAACTCGATGGACTGGTGCTCGATGTTGTTGTTCGTCGAGCGCGACAGGTCGCCGATCTTGTGCAGCGGTACTCGGAACATGCGGGCGATGTCCGCCACCTTCAGGCCGCGCCCCTCGATGAACTGGGTGTCGGTGTTCTTGAGCCCCAGCTCGTGGTACTTCATGCCGCGTTCCAGCACGGCCACCTTGCCGCGGTTGGCGCCGCTGTGCAGCTTCTGCCAGCTGTCGCGCCACTTCCGCTTGGTCTCGTCGTCCTTCCACTGGCCCGGGTTCTCAATCCAGCCGGGCGGGCGGGCGTCGTTGCCGAAGAAGCGCGCGGAGTAGGCCTGCATGGCCAGCCCCTCGCCGATGGACTCGCGCCCCAGTTCTAGCGGACTGAGGCCCATGATCCCGTCGTCGCTCAAGCCGCGCAGGTGCCAGATCTCGCCGCGGGTGTAGTAGACCTTGCGGCCTTCCTGGGTGGTGTAGGCGTAGCGGTAGTCGTCGCCACCATCGACCATCTCCACGGCCATGCGATCAGGGTGCAGGGGCAGCAGCTCGGTGATCTCGCCGCGGCCGTTGCTGCTGACCTGGTTGTAGGCGTTGCCTCGCAGGGCCAGGTGCCCTTGCACCATCAGGCGCCACTCGTAGGGGTTCTGGAACCGGTTCGGTCGACGGCCGAACAGCCGATACAGCCAGTGATTCCGGTCCTCGCTGCGCGTGTTGCCATCCGGCCGATTGCGGAACAGCTGGAACGGCATCACCGCGAATGACTCGGCCAGCACCTTCACGCACGAGTAGACCGCGCTCAGCGCCAGCGCCTCCTTCGGGCCTACGGCGATGCCGGAGGCGGTGCGCCGCTGCAGCGGCATGAACCAGAAGTCGCTGCCGGGCCCGCGGTCGGGCCCGCGGTCGGACATGCCAGCCGACGCCGAGAGCCGGGTGACGAACATCAGGCCGCCTCGCCGGTCTGGCCGGCGGCCGTCCTGGCCTTGGTGGTTTCGTGCAGGCCGGCCAGGTAGGCCGACGCCAGGGTCAGAACCAGCAGCAGCGCGCCAGCGATGGCAATGCCCCAGCCAGGGTGGATCACCACCCCGCCGGCCAGCACCATCAGCCAGCCAAGCAGCAGGCACACGTTGAAGAGCTTCACATTCATGGCTTTCCCCGGCTGGCTCAAGCGGCCAGCACCTCGTCGTCGGTGCACACATCTGGCTCGGGGGCCAGGGCCATGAGGGCGGCCGCGTTGAACAGCGACACCAGCAAGTCGATCTTGCAGGCGCCAGCGGCTTGTTTGGTGACGATCACAGCGTTGCCGCGGGCTTCCACCTTGGCATTCCCGACCGTCCACGCCATCACCGGCTGGCCGCAGTGGGCGAACTTGCCCTCGACCAGACGCCGGGCAACGGTGTTGATCGTGCCGCTCAGCTTGTAGCCCTGCGGGATGCCGACGATGCGGTCCTTGCCCTCGGCGTCCTTGTCGATGCCGATGTCGATCAGGGCAGCCTCGATGTCGCTGATCCCAATGGGGTCCACTCCGACCTGGGTCAACAGGCCGCTTTCGTCCAGCTCGCGGGCAACCTCGACGACACCATCAATGTCCTGGCCGATGCGCTCCACCAGCACCAGGTCTCCCTGGGTCATGAAGTCAGCCCACCGCGCCGCCTCAACCTTGCGCCGCTCCATTGCCACCGGGTGCACCCACGCCCTGCCCCAATGCAGCCAGCAGCCCGTCTCGCGGTCGCGGCCAAGCGCTGAAGCGGCCAGCCAGTCGTCCAGGCCGCCGCCGTCGATGCCCATCGTGATCACGTCGCTGCACTCGATCAGCTCTGGCAGCGAAGCCACTCGGGCCGCCCCCTGCCAGTGGTCTGCCCCGGGCCAGCGACCAGCCATCAGGCGCAGCCCGATCTGGATGTTCAGGTGCTTCGCCAGGAACTGCTGGAACGCCCCGTCGGTGCGCGACTCCAGCTTGCGCAGCTGATCCTGCAGCCACTGGCTGCTGACCGATCGGCCCAGGTTCGGGTTCGTGATGTGGAAGTTGGCCGGGTCCATGTAGGCCTTGGCCTCAATCATGGCTTCCGGGAACTCGTACAGCACGCCCAGCGACCTGGGGTCCAGGATCTTGCCGTCGCGCACGCTGCGGAAGTAGTCCAGCTTTTCCTTGAACACACCCGCCGGCGCCTCGTCCGACTGCGTGGTCAGGAAGATCACCCAGCCTTCATCGCGCGACACCTGGCCGCCAAGCGCCTCCAGGAACATCGCCTCGGCGCCGGCGCGCTTGCCGAACAGCCAGTGCTCGTCGACCAGCACCTTGCCAGACTTCTTGCCGGAGACCGTCTCCGACTCGGCCGCCACCACCTTCAGGCTGTTGCGCGTCACCCGGTGCGTGATCGTGCGCACATGGTCCTGCACGTGGAACATCGCCGCCAGCTCTTCATCGGCTCGGACCATGGCGGCGGCCGGCTTGAACGAGTTGCCCGCGACCTCAACGGTCGGCGCCAGGATCAGGTGCTCCTCTTCCTCGCGCCAGCACAGGATCAGCGCCGTCAGCATGATCCCGGCGGCGATGGTCGATTTCGTGTTCTTCTTGCTGATCAGCAGGTAGAACTCGCGGACCAGTTGCTGGCCGGTCTCGCTGTCATAGGCGCCGAACACTGCCGCCACGAAGTCGAAGACCCACTGGTCGGCGCACTCGCCGAACGTCGGCCGGCCCGGCAGGTCAACAACCCGCAGTTCCTTGAAGATCGCCAGCGCCCGTTCAGCCTCGCTGGCGAAGATCGGCGCAGGGATGATGGACCGGCCAGCCTTCAGACGGTCGGCCCAGTCGGGGCACGCCGTCGACCATCCGGGCCTGGCGCCCATCAGACCTTCTTACCGCCGACAGCTGCCAGCTTGGGCGGCGGCGCGGCCGAGAACTTGCCGGCCCCCGCCGTCTTCCTGGCCGCCTCGTCAGCCGCGTCCTTCTTCCCGCCGTCGCCGCGCTTGGTGTGCGTGTACTGCACCGCAGCAATGGCAGCCCGAACCTGCAGACCAGTCGCCATCACTTTGCCAAGCGCAACAGCCTGCAGCAACTCCAGCATGTTCATCTTGGAGAGGTCGGCCGGCGCCTCCCCTGCCGGCTCCGGGGGCGGATTTGCTGATTCGGCAGGCTTGGCCTTTGGCTTGCGCCCAGCACCTGGCCGCTTGCCGCCAGAGTTTGGCCGCGCACCACCGCTTTTGCCCTTCACACCTGCCATTTGCTGATTCCCAGGTAGAAGGGGGACGATTTTCCGTGCGTGGGACCGAAGCGCGTTTCCGCCGATCCGCCGCTTGAGGATTTCGCCCCCATACCCCCCGCCGCCGCGTCAGGCGGGCCCAGGCTGCACGCGCCGCGCGCCGTCGGGCTCGGCCATGCACTGGAATCTGCCCCGATCCTGGGGCGTTCTACGGGCTCGGCTGGCGGGCCCGTTCGGGCCTGGCCGAGCTGCTCGAGCTGGCCGCGGCGCGCCGTCAGCGCTCGAGCGGCGCCGGCTGCCAGGGCTGCCAGGGCTGCCCGGACAGGCGGGCCGCCTCTTCGGCGCGAGTCTTCGCCCGGTGGTGGTCTGTGCAGGTGGTGGCCAGGTTCCGATCGGCATCGGTGCCACCGGCCCAGAGCGGGCGCCGGTGGTCAACCTCTGCCCCGGTTGTCAGGTGGCCAAAGGGCCGGCAGTAGCAGCACAGGCCGGCATCGCGCCGCATCACCCGGGCGCGGATGGCCTGCCAGGCGTTGCCCCGAGTGCGATCTGTTGCGGTGGTGGCCAGCCTGGCGGGCCCTGTCTTCAGGGTGGCCAGCTGGCGGCGCAGCATGGCGACCATGGGCGGCCCTGGTGTAGTGGTGCGCGCGCCCGCCGCTGCGCCGCCTGGCAAGACAGGCGGTCAGCTCGTGCCACGTCGTGCGCTGCTGCTGTTTCCCCACCTGCAGCCGGGGCCGCACCGGCCAGGCTGGCGCCCGCCGTGCACGGGGTGGCCTGGCGGATTGGTGCGAATCCGGGCCCAGAAACGACAAGGCCCGCACTTTGGCGGGCCCTGGTGGGATGGTTCGATGAATGCGGCGGCGCTGGTCTGGTGCCCGTGGGCATCGGCTGGCGCCGCTGTCGGCCCGGGCTATCCGGTCAACCGGCCGGCCCGCGCGTCTTAAAAATCGCTCGAATGCGACACGGGGCGCAGTGTAGCGCAGCCGGCACCGGATAGCCTAGCGGGCCAGCAGGCGGGCCAGGATCCCGGGGCGGCGCTGGCGCTGCTGGGCGTGCACCCGGCGGGCGCCTGGCGCTGCAGTCAATACAGATGCGCGTTCAGCGGGTGATCGCGACTCCACCGCTCTGGCTGCGTGCCCATCTTGGCAGCGGCTGCGATAGCCTCTTCTGCCGTCGCGAAAGCGCCTTGGTAGCGCTTCCCGAGTCGGATGAACCAACAGCCGACTCGGCTGCGGCCGAGCTTTTCAGCGGCTGGGCTTGAAGGGTAGGCGTAGCCGATGTAGTGCGTCTTCATGCTGGCCCCTTGAGGTGCCGGCCGATCCGGGCCGGTGTCGGTTTGTGCGGCTGCACTGGCAGGCGCCCTGCAGGCGCCTGGCGCTGCAGTCGGTCAGATCCGGCGGCAGTCGTTGTGCGCGGG